CGTATTGCGCGTGAGCGCTGGGGTGGGGGTTGATCCTTGCACAGTCTGCGCAGTCGTAACCGTGCCGCTTAGACCGCCGATGTGAAAAAGGCGATCATACAAAGTGAAGACGCCCGCAACGCTTGACGTGAGACCAACCGTGAGCGCAAATTTCTCACGCCCGCCGCCTGCCGCAGTATATGGCAATGCGCCCTGCGTTGTGCGGGTAGGAATTGCGCCAGTCGTCGGAATCGCACCACCGCCGGGCATCCCATCGTAGCGCCAAAGCGAAGCCATGCGGCCCGCGATGGGCACGGTGGCGGCTGCGCCTGCAATACGGGGCGCCTTGAAAAAAAATGGCGTTTCAGGTGCGCCGTTGTTTCCGCCTGTACCTCGGTTGATAAGGTCGGAAAGATCGGTTAGCGCGGCCATGGGTTAGCTGCCTTGCCAAGTAATTCCGTTGGCGATTGCGTGAGCCTTCGCCTCGACAATCAAGGTCGCCAGATTGTCCAAATTCCGTCCGCTTTGATATTCCCACACACCGACTTGCGGCAAAATAATGAAATGGTCGTTGGAAATATCCAATCGCCAATCACCGCTTTGCGCGATGTAGACAAAACGCCCTGGGTAAGAAATGATGTCCATTTAAGCGTTCCCGTCCGTAAGGGTAAAGCCCGTAACCGTGACAGATTGTAGAGCGCTGATGCTGACGGATGAAAGCTCAAGATCACCACCGCCGCCAGTAGCCGTCACGCTGCCTTGCAGGTGACAAGTCGCGCCTTGCTTAATGCGAAAGTGCCCAGCCGTGCCGCCGGCGTCAGCATTCAAATCTTGCCATGTGCCGGTAAGTGTTTTAGTGCCGCCACTTGCATCGTTCATCCAATTGCTGGGCAAAGTCATGCTCGCCAGCAACGTGCCGCTATCCCCCGCCGCGCAATTCGTCGGATGCGCGCCCGTGCGGATTTCCAGCGTCGGGGCGGTGCCCGTCGTGCTTTCAATACTATCAAGCCGCGCATTACGCACGGCGACGGATAATTGAACGGCCATCAGTCCTCAATCCTTTCGCCTTCATAGCTACCATCAGGGAGCTTCACCACTTTGAGGCGCGTGTTGCGCGGCCTGTTTGCAACGCCTTTCATTGCCACCATTTCCTGCAAAAGCGAGGATTGCGTTTCACTCAAAGTTTCCAGCGCCTCGCTGGTTTGGGCTAAGGCAAGCGTCATCGCCTCGACTGTGGGCTGTATCACGTCAGCCATCTTGCCGTCACGATCCACAACAACCATCGGCGCTACGCTTGCGCTTTCGCGGCGCGGCGCTTCAATCGTGGCGCGCGTGCGCTCTCGCTCGCCTTCCAATTCTGACAACGCCTTAACCTTGGCAACGTCCGCCTGCAGGCGCGCAATCTCTACCTTCATGCGCTCCTTTTCGTTTTCCATGACCAGCTTTTGCGTTTCAAAATCGCGCTCAAGCTGGACTGTGGCGGGATCGTATTCCGTGGCCAGCTTCTGCGCCTCGGCCTTAATCTTCTCCACCTCGGCAAGCGTCTTTTGCGCCTCGCTCAATAGATATTGCTGCTCTGGCGTCGGCTGCTGCGCCTGCTGTTGCATCTGGGCAAGCTGTTGCGCTTCTTCCTCAGTCGGTTTCAAGACGCCAAGCGTCACAAGCTGCTTACGGAAATAGTCCCGAACATCGCTAATGCCCTCGCCTTCCATGTTCATCATGGCCATGGCTTGCAGCACTTTGGCGGTCTCCGGGTCACTGGTAATCGCCAGCATGCCGGTAATCGCCCGCACTGTGGCAGCGCGCCGGCTCTCGGATGTTGGCCCAACCGTCACGGCAACATCAAAATCAGCCTCGGATAAATCGTTATCCGTTTCCATTTCGCCATCGCGCATCATCGGCTTCATTAGCTCAATGCTGGTGACTTCGCCTTGCTCGCCCATGCCCTTCATGGTGCGGCCTTCCTCGACATAGACCTCTTTCGCCATGCCTAGCCAAATTTCGCCAGCGCGCTTCACGGCTTTGGCAAAGTTGGACATGTAAATGAATGACTGCATGTCAAGGCGCTGCTGGATCATCTCGACGGCCTTGCCCGAGATGTTGCTAACCATCTTGTCAGCTTCGTTCTGGCTGCCCAATATTTCCTTGATATCCATCTCCGTCACCTGCAACACAGCGGCAAGCGCGGGCGGGATGTTCGGCGCCTTGGTATAGGCCACAGGCGGTAGGTTTTGTTGCTGCCCGGTCGCGTCAGTCACCGGATTGATCAGAAGATAGGGGTAATTTTTGATGTTATCATCCGTCCAAATTTGCTGATGGCCGGCGACTTGCTCAGGGAATAGGATGGGTTTTTCAATACTGGAAAGCGCCGCAATCTCGCCAAGTTTTGAGACTTGCATGTTCTTCAAGCGCTGCGCGTCTTTGGCCAATCTAACCACACCCATGCACCGTTCCACGTTATCAATAAACCAGCGCTTGCCATAAACCGGCACGATGGGGATATGTCGCCCGGCGATGTAGCCGCAATCTTCCAGCACCGCATTACCGCTCAAGATGTATTTACGCACCCGGCGCCGCTTCACCTTCTTTTGCCGCACTTCCATCGCGCCAAGCGCTTTTAGCCGCGCTTCTAGCTCTTCATCTTCTTCAAAGTCTTTCTCCGAATGCCGAACCTCGCTATTGTCAAGGTGCCGGAAAATCCGGATAATCTCGGATTGCATTTCAAGCCGATAGTATTCCGCCACATAGACTATATCTGGCGTCCACCAATCAAACTCGCTGCGCTTGATATCCTTTGGCCAGCTTGACGGGTCATCGCCCCATTCTTCCTCATAGCTGGCGCGGCTTTGGCTTGTTAGAACAAAGCAATGCTTGGCGTCCGCCTTGTCTTGGCGCTTGGCGTCAAGGTCAAAGAACACGGAACTGTCAGCATCAAAGATCGGCGCAATGCGGATGCGCTGCTTTTCGTCGTCGTCGTCCTCTTCGTTTTCATACTCAGTATGCAACCGAAAGGCGCCAAAACCGCCACCTACAGCCTCTTCGAAAGCGTTGTCATAGGCCTCTGTCGCAACACTATCCTGTTCATCGGCCCGGAACAATTCGGCGCAAGTATCGGCTAGCTTATCATATTCGGCGCCTTCCTTACTAACAAAAGCGGCGCTGATCCTGTTGTTGCGGTACTCATTGATTACCCGCATAACTGCCAGGTGAACCTTGTTGACCTCAAAGCGCGGCTTGGCTTCAAACTGCGCCCCAAGCGGGCCTTCCCATTGCGCGCCGGCGATGGAATAAAAGCGCCGATCATCCAGGCATTGCAAGCGCTCGGCACGCAAGGCGCTTTGAATGCGGTCAAATTGCGTCATCGCCTCGGCGTGGAGGTTGGCGAGGTATTGCTCTTTAGACATCCGCGCCATGGGGTCAGGCTACCTCCAGTGATGCACTACCGGCTGCACCACCACCGGGGGAGGGCGCGCCACATTGGCCCTTCTAGCCCCTTCGCAAGCGTAACGCAAGGCATCTATGACATGGTTTGCCTTATCGTTAAGCAGGGGAAGCACCTTGCCTGTTAATGGGTCAGTTTTGAACGAGTAAGCCGTCAGCTCGTCAATCGTATGCCGGCACCTGGGATGCACCACAATATCGAAGGATTTCAACCACTCAATGCCATCCTCGACGCTCTTTGCCCCCTTCACGGCGGGCACAATCTTCGGGAAGCCGTGCTTTCGCATGTAGCTAATGGTCTCAGGCCTGGCACTATCCGCCGTTAAGGGCCACTTCTCAGCCTCGGGGATGGTCATGAACAGGTCCGGCGTGTCTGGTATCTCGCAGCCGATCCGATAGGCTTCATGATCTATGTAAAGCTTGCGCCCGACAATGTGGCATCGGACCAGCACGGTAGGGTCAACGGCAAAGCCCCAATCGGCGCCGAGGCGATGGATTGCGTCAGGCGGCGCGTCAAACTCCTCAATCTTCCAGTTACGGAAAACGCGCGCCTCGCTGTTGGACACATACCCGCCGCCCCAGACATGGGCATACTTGTCCGGGTCGCGCGCCCGATCATACTCCATTTCGCGGCGCAGCACGTCCGGAAACCATGGGTTATCCCACCAGTTGACAGACACGATAACCGCGTCGGGGGGCGGCTCCGGACCTCGTAGCAGCGCGTCAACCGGGTCAGTGTCTTGGTGCGGGTTCCATGAAAACCAAAGCTCGCTGCCAGGTCGGCGGATGGTCGGGCGCAACAGGTCAAGGCTGCGCTGCGATAGGGATTGCGCTTCTTCCACCCAGGCGCGGTCATAGCCTTCCAGTGACTTAATGCTGTCCGCCGTGTGGTTTTGCATCCCCTGGAATAGGATTAACCCCTTGCCGCGCCGGTTTTTAATCACGGCTTCCTGCACTTCGAAATGATCCGCCGCGCCGAGGCTCTCGATCTTGGCTTCCAGCAGGCGCTTGACGGATTGCGCTAGGCTTTTCTGAACTTCTCGGACGCATACGCTGGACGTAGCTGGGTCAAGGATATGCGCCTCTATCAGCGCCTCGGCCATAAAGTGCGACTTGCCGGACCCTCGCCCGCCCCATGCGCCTTTGTATCGGGCAGGCGCAAGCAGCGGCCTTGCCCAGCGCGGGGTTTCAATCCGTAGCGCGGTCATTCAGCCGGCGCGGCGCTCTTCCTGCCTGCGGCCAAACGCTGCGCTGCGAAGGCTTCAACGTCGGTCGCGTCATAGTGCGGGCGCTTGCCGATCATGACCACAGCCGGCCCCCTGCCAGCCTTACGCCAATTCCAGAGCGCCACGCGCGACACGCCAAGGCGCTGCGAGGCTTCGGTTTGAGTGATGACGTTTTCAGGGATCACGGCGCGGCCTTTCGGGTTATCGCGCCGTTAATGTGGCGCTAGGTTTGCGCCGTGTCAATATGCCCGGTCCCGACCATCACGGCAATGATGCCACCCCTTGGACCGTGTTGACGCTTGCGCGCTGGTCAGGTCGATCCGCCAGCCGGGCGCCAGCGGTGAAAGAACCAAGGGGCATTCAGTCCCAACCCTGCGTAGAGTTGTTTCGCATAAACTCCAGCAACGCCACCACCGGCCCCGGCACGGCGCGCGTCCCGTCGCACCAGCGGCGGACGGTGCGGGCGTCCACAAGCGCCACGCGCGCAAAGCCGGCCTGGGATAGCCCAAGGTCGGCAAGGGCGGCGCGGAATTGGTCAGCATTCATGGGGTGGCCTTCAACAGTGCGGCGCATTCGTCACAGGCGCACGGCTTCACCATTTTCATGGTGTTGCGAATATCGGCCTTAGTGTCTTCGCCGAAGCAGTGCTGCCCTTCATATTGATAGCCTGGCTTGAGATACACAAACAATTCAGGCGCTTGCCCCGTGATCTGGTCAATTCGGCGGTCTGCGGCGCGTTTGCTCATGGCGCGGCCCCTTATTTGAAAGCCTGGATTTTTGCGCCGCTGATCAGCACATAGCGAGGCTTGCCCTTTGACTGACCTTCAATCATCAGCGACTGACCGTCAGGGTTAGCTTTGAAAAACTCAAACCCAGCCTTGCGCCAGCTTTCGCGGGTTTTGGCAGTAACGCGGGTTTGGCGCAAATAAGTAGTAATTTGAATCATATGGCCGCTATCAATCGCGGCGTTGATTTTGTCTGCCAAGGTCGGGGCTTGTGTCATCTGTCTATTCTCTCGCAGCCGGGCTTGATTGCCCTTGCTGATAACTGGAACATAGGACCATTGGCCCGACACGTCAAGCGAAAAAATGCACGGCGCGCGAATTATTTTTCGGCAAAATAAAAAAGCGAACATAAATCAGGCGGAATGTTCGATTTATGTCCGATTAAGTGTCCGATTTATTTTTCAACATCATCCGGGCCGATGATCACGCGCTCAATACGGGTTATCATCGCGCCACCATCGGCGCCAGTCATTTCCAGCCCGGATTTCTCGTGCAACCCGATACGGTTCAGCACGGCCAGGGCCGCTTGCAAGGCGCGCGGGTCTTCCGTGTTGCTGGCAATGTCAATCACGGTCTTGATTGCCAGAGGCGCGGCTTGCTGCAATGCCTCGCGGGATTGCGCCACCTTGCCCTCGCCGTTCTTTACGCCAGGCGTCCGGCCAGGTCCGCCAATCTGGCCGGGACCATTCGCCGGGCCGCCCCAGCCGGCACCATTCGCGCCCGCGCGCGCCCGCGTAATTTTTGCAGGCTCTTGCGCCCCTTCGGGCTCGTTACCGCTTAGGCTCACGGCCAAGCTCCACCAAATACGCAATCGCCCCACAACCCCAGATTGTTGCGCTCATTTCCCACGGCGCGCCAAGCCAGAAGGTTACGCTGCTGATTAACCAGAGCGCGATGGCCGGCAGGAAGCGTTTTTCCATCAGTGTCACGGTTTGGCCTCCAATTTCTTGCGGGCACCCGCCGCGATGGTTTGCATCAGTTGCGCGCGGCTTGTCAAGTAATCCTTGTCAGCCGGCGCAAAGGCCCTAGGAACGGCTTCTAGGGCAATTTCAGCCTTGGTGATGGCCCATTGCTCCAAGTCCTCCCAAACGTGCCCAGCGGCCACCTTGGCGGGTTCTAGCGCCATTTGCGGGGGCTCCGGCTGGCGCGCGGGATCAGCCGCGATGCGATTGCGCTGGTCAGGCCGGCAGGCGGGCGCGGCCATGCGTCCGGGCCACCGGGGCAGCCCGCCGCTTCCCAGGCGAGGTATTCCTCATTCCATGCCTTGTCCGCCACCGCGATACTGGCCTTGGTCGGGAACGCGCTGGCAGGGTCGGCCTGATTTTCGTCGTTGCGCTTTTCTAACGCTTGGGCTTCGGGACACGGGACGCGGGACACTCGGGACACTGTCCCGGCGGGACATTGGACCCCCCCCTTTAGGGGGGGGGTTCCAGTTTGTCCCGGCAGACGGGCCTCAGCGAAACCAAAAATGTCCCGATTTGTCCCGATTTGTCCCGGCAATGTCCCGGCCATTTGGGGGTCAAAAAGTGATGGTTGATTGCGTTCTACTACCATTTTAGACTGCCCAAACAAGGTCATGATGCACCCCTATTTTGCCCTTTTGGGATAACCCTTCGGCTGCCCGGTTAAACGCTTTTTTCTTTGCCTCGTGACTATCGGCGGTTGATCGTGCAAAAAACGCTTCGCGCCATGCGTGCTTGGTTGCAGCGGTTTGCACCCCGGCTTGCGCGGCTTGATAGGGGGGCTGGACGGGCTGCGCGGCCATCACGTCATGAAGGATGCGTAGCGCCATCGCCTCGCCATTGGTGAGGCTCGCGCGGGCTTCCTGCGCCATTGTCTCGGCTGGGGTCACGATGCAGCTTGTGACGGGCTTGCCGCGATGGTTTTTGCCAAGTTCCACCCGCTCCAAGCTGAAGGTCCAAACCCCGTCAATCTCTAGCTCGCGCTGCTTGGTGACGCGGGCGGTGGATGGGCTGTTGCTGTCCAGGCGGGAAATCTCAATCTCGGTGTCTGTGGCTGCGCGTAGCAGGGAATGGCCCCGCGCGCCCTGGGCTTGGTCTTTGCCTGAATGGTGTATCCAGGCCACATGCGCGCCGGTTGCCTGCCGAATCCGGTCGCTGTTCATCACCAGCGCGCCCATGTCTTCTGGGCTATTTTCGTTGCCGCCGGCCATCGCGCGGCTTAGGGTATCCATCACCACCAAGGCGACGGGCTGCCCCATCTTGGCGGCGGCGGTTTCGATGGCTTCGATCAGCCTAGACGTGTCCGCTTCCGGGTCTTGCAGGTTCAGGGCGACCGGAATGATGGCAAAGGGAATCGGCACGCCTTCTAGGCCGTAATGCCGCGCCCATGCGGTGACGCGGTTGCGGATGCCGTGGGCGCCTTCCATCGCGCAATAGATCACGCCGCCTTGCGTCACCTCGCGCCCGTTCCAGGGCTTGCCATAGGCGACGTGCAGCGCCAGGTCGCAGGCGAAGAACGTCTTGCCGCAGTTTGACGGGCCATAGAAGACGCTCATGGCGGCGCGGATCAGGACGCCTTCAAGGAAATCCTCGCCGGATAGGGCGGGTTCCACATCCTCGAAATACACAAGAGGCAGGCCGGTGCCGGGCGCATCGGGTGCAACCCGCTCCACATCTGGCGCTGGCGGCTCCGGGTCAGGCTCTGCGCTCCAATGGTCCGGCGCATGGTCAAGCGGCGGCGGTTCTGGTTGGGTGGGGGCGTATTCCTCAACAATGGTCCGCCGGATCATCGGCGCGGGCGCTTGGCGGGGTTTGGCCATACCAGCGCGGAACGCGGCGCCAAGGGTCTTCTGCGCTGCCGGGTAATCCTCGCAGCGTGAGGCTATGCCGGCCAACGAGGACGCCAGCGCGTGAAGGGCTGGGCCTTCCGCCAATTCACCGGCTGCGACTAGACCGCCAATCGAGAACGCCGCCCGGTTTAGGGTGTCATGCTTGGCGCCGTCCGGGGCGCTCAAGATGGCCTGGCACTCGTTGTCTAAGGCCTGCAGGCCGTAGCGCGTGCCGTCGCCAGATTGGGAGGGGCGCGACTTGGGCAAGTCGGCCCCATACTTGGGCAAGTCAGCAACGCGCGGCGCGGCAGGAGGATCAATCAAGTCCAGCAACCACGCGGGCGCCTCGGCAATAGTGGCGGGGTCCACCACGTCATAGCCATCGCTCGGCGGCGCGATGATATAGCCACCTGTGCCCCGCACATCTACGCCCGGCCCGACCTTGCTGGCGCTGTTGCGGATGGTGCGACCTGCCGGCATGGTGAATAGCAGGTGAATGCCGCCGCTCCGGGTCCGGTGCCGGCGTGTCTGGGGCAAGCGGGCTTCATGCGCTGCCAGCCATTCCAGGCCTTGCGCGCCATTCTTGCAATCCAGGTCCAACACGAAAAACCCGGACGCCTCGCCCGTGGGAATGCCAATCATCGCGGCATTGCGGAAGCTGCGCCGGATTGTCTCCGGGTCTTTCGTCGCGTCTCGGAACCCGTGTTGCGTCATGGGGCGCTTTTGGTCATCGCATGGGAAGACGGGCAGGCCCATTTCCTCGGCAAGCCATTGGGCGGACGCGGCGAGGGTCATGCTAACGCCTCCACAGATCGAGCCATTGAAATCAATAAATCGCGAAACTCTAGCGGCGTAGCCGCTCGCGCCTTACGCGACAACAAGACGCAAATGCCGTCTTTCGCGGCGCGGGCGCGCCAACGCTCGGACCGATATGCCGGTATTTCGGGGGCTGACCTCCCCCAGCGCAGTCGGGGCGTATTTGTGTGGCAAACATAAAGCCAAGTTGGTTTGCGCGCGGCATGGCCGTAGGCGCCTTGGTCCACTTGACAAGTCCATCCACCGATCCAATCCGCCGTTACCCACCCGCCAGAAGCTACGGGCCGAGCAAGCCCGTTTGCAGCCCAAGCAAGTGAACCAGCCGGGTGTTCCAGCACGCCGCCCCACTTGCGAACGCTGGCAAGTGCCGCCGCAAAGCAGCCCGCATCATCGCCGAGCGTCTTAGGCTCCCCCCGCCAAGCTGGCCCGCCGTTATAATAGCGCCCCCAGCGCTCGCACGGCGGATGCGCGACAACGGGCCATGGGCCAGAGTATTGCCGCGCATCGCGCGCAGCGTCCCAAGGATCAACACCGGGCAGCCCATAATACGCGCCGCCTGGTTCCACATAAAGCGCCGCAATCACCGCTGCTTCGCCTTCCAGGTCTCAAACACCGCCGCCCGTTCCGCGTCTTCCACCGGATCAGGATCGCGCTCTTGCAGCGTTTCAAACACGCGCTTGACCCATTGCGTCACTTCGCTATGCGGCTCCGGGCCAAAGTCCAGCACGGTCATAGGCGGGGGGTAGGTCATGGCTATTCCTCCCACCTTACAAAGCGCGTAACAACGCCTTCATGTTGGCTGCGACATTGTATTGCCGCCGCCTCAGTCTTATGAACCGCGTAAATATTCACCCACCCCTCGCGCTTCACCGGCGCGTTGCGGATGAACGGCTCTTGGCGCTTGCTGTAAATGGCGCGGTCATCGCAGCGGTAGCCTTCAGGGTCCACAAGGAACACATCGTCTGACTTTCCGTACACATAAACGATGTGCTGAAGTTTCTCTATATTCGTTTCCACCAAACGCGCCGCGCGCCCGTCCACCGTCTCAATCGGCTTGTTCCAGTCAATCATTTCACGTCCCATCCCCATGCTTGCAGCCATATCACCGCCTGATCTTGCGAATGCACAACTTCCCATGTGTGCCCCATGCGCCTCAACATTTCGCCAATCTCAGCTTGCGCCGGTGACAGCTTGCCGCCCGGCGCCTTCACCTCCAGGAACGCAACCAGCCCCTCCGGCCCGACAACGGTCAGGTCAGGCCAGCCCGTGATCATGCCGTCCGCCTTGATGCGCCTGCCACCGATAACGCTGCGCTTGGCCGCGTTTGGCGAGTGGTGGCAGACAATGCCGGACATGCGAAGCCGCGCGATGATGGCGCGCTGGATTGCGGCCTCGGGCTGCGCCTTGCGCTTTGGTGCAACGGTCATGACCCGAACACCCAACGCGCTGCGGCTGAACCGATAAACGACGCGAAGGCGAACATGGCAAGCGCAATGGCTGCCTCGCGATACGGGCGCACCTTGTCGCGCGCGTCGTCAAGCCATTCTCGGAATGTGCGGCGGTAGGTCATTGGCTGTTCTCCTCTCTGGCCTTCATCATGGCGTCGGCTTGGCGCCACGCTTCTGCCGCCATTTCATCGCGGTTGTATGCGTGTGCATCACCAGCCGCCAGCAATCCTTCAAGCGCATGCCCGGCAAACCTATCCCGCAATTCGGCGCGGGCTTGTTTGGCGGCTTGCTCGGCTTCAACGACCTGCGGTTGCATGTCGCGCAACACAGAATCGCACATTTTCCGCATCAAGGTCTCAAAAGGCTCTTGTTCTTCACTCATCTCTGTCTCTCCATTGCTTTGCACTCAACATCCCGAAACACCGCCTCAGGATGCGCGCGGGATCGCGCGTAATCGTATGCCATTCGGCAAGCGCGGGCCTCGCCAATGCCTGCCGTGCGCTGGTAATGTATGCCCGGCTCGCAGGCACCGGCAAGGCATAGCGTGAAGGTCAGGGCGACTATCATGGCGCCACCGCATCCCGGAACATATCGCCTTGCCGCTGCGCTTCTTCTATGCGGCGGCAGGCTATGTCGAAGTAGCGCGGCTCGATCTCGATGCCCACGAAAGGGTGGCGCATCTGGACCGCTGCGACGCCCGTGGAACCGCTGCCCATGTAGGGGTCGAGGATGCTGCCGCCGGGGGGAACCTTGGCTTTTTCGATACACCAGCGCATCAGCGGCACCGGCTTTTGCGTGGGGTGTGCAGCCTCCCCAAACGCTTCCATAGCGCGCCCTGTTGGCCCACGCGCATCTCGAAAAGCGTAAATGCCATACCCGCCTGACACCCAGGCTAATTCAGCGTCCGACAAAAAAGAGCCAAGCGCCGCATCGTTGCGCTTCAACCAAATCAAGGTTGTGCCGACCGGAAGCCTTGCGGCGTAATGGTTCCAACCCCAAAGCGTGACCACATCAGCCATTTTCAGCCACGGCGCAGGGTCAAATGGCTCGCGGTCACCCACGATATGCCCCCCCAATTCTTCCCGCGCTTTACCGATTGCGCGCCAC